CTGGACTCGGTGTGAACATAAACCGGCAGAAATCGTTGATTTCTAACGAATATGCTGAGTTTTTAGGAAAGATCATTTCGAAGGCAGGTGTTAACCCGTCTATCAAGGTGAAACTCCTAGTCAGTTCCGATCAAATCGTAGACACTTTACGGTTCTACGGTCCAAACGGACTTCGGTGGCTGACCTCCTCTGAGAAGGAGAAGGCTTACCGGGCTTACCTACCAATTGACCTGGGTGGGTTAGACTGGAGGTTGCCAGACGTAAACTATGGGGAGTGGCTTGCTATCTCCCAACAGGAACGTTTTGCAATGAAGCGCTTGGTTAAGGATATTCAATCGTTCTACGGTCAGGAGGCCCTTTCGGGGGCGCTGGACGTTGAACGTGAGATTAATCGCCGTATGGAGTATTACTCCATTAACGGATATGATCTCAGTGCATCCGAATGGGCACGGTTGGGAGTTGAAGAAGAGCTTAACGGCTTGACGAACCTTCCGGCTGCCAAGACGCGTGAGGAATCACGTACTCAGCCCTCCATGTCCAACACTTATGTTGGGATCATGGATATGGTTACTAAGTTGTCGAACAGGGAAACCTGTTTGCCTAGCCTGCAAGGGCCAAAGCTTGATGACTACTTAGATTCACTACTCCGCAATACCCATGTTAGCATTTCGCTACATGGTTACTTAAACGAAACTGAGAAACCGTATACCGGCCAATCAGTTATCGAGGTGCATAATGAGCGACAAAAAGCCAGCCCAAAAGCAGAACGGGTCCGAAAACAAGACGTCTTCCGAAAGGAACGCCAAGTCAGAACCGAAGACCCTGAACCGTAAGAAGGTGAAAACCTCCGCTGCGGTCAGTGTAGTGAGGAAGATGAACATGGTGAAGTATGAATCTTCAGACCACGTGCTCTCACTGAGTAGGAAAATTATCCTCTCTGATGGGACCACTCCGATGGAACTAACCGGTAAGTTGAATCTTACTGGTTTGAGCGAGCCGGAAAGACAACGAATCATAGCTGTTGCTAAGCTTATCACCAATTGGTGTAGCGGACACAACGTTACTGATGACATTGTCATAAAGAAAGATGACGAGGAAGTTAAACTCCCAAGTCCTCTTAAGAAGGTCAACCACTTGCTTGAGAAAACTCAGAGCAATGTTGAGCCTGTTTCGGATAGCACTCCTGAAAAGGGTTAAGCTATTCAGAGACGCA